TGCTTTTGCTTTCTATCGTGCATCGACATTTGATAACATTGACTTGATAGGTGCTGATTATATCGCGAAGATGAAACGTGACTTGCCGCCAGTTGTCTTTGCTATTTCTATTGGAAATATGAAGGCTGTTAAGAGCAATGACGGCTTTTATTCTAATCTTGATATAGAACACGTTCACGGTTACATACCTGATGACTGTCCAGCTATTGAAAACGCTATGCACCTTCGCATAGCAAGTACTGTAAGCGGGGGGTGTAAGATAGATACTGAATACGAAACACCCGATTTTAGAGAGCTACAGGAAGTAAAGGATTGTACACTTGATGGTGATGTTATTGAAAACCAACCGCTTTTTATTGCCTTTGACTTCAATGCAAACATAAACTGGGTTGTAGCGGGACAGCTGTATAAGCGTGATGGAGTTGATGCCTTAAACGTGGTATCTTCTATGTTTGTTAAGAATGAACGTAAGTTGCGTGAACTGTTGCAAGACTGGAATAAGTATTACACTCCTCATCGTTCTCATTGTAAGGAGGTGTTTTTCTTCTATGATTCTACAGCTAAATTCAAAGTTTACGCTGTGCAATCTGAAGATTATAAGGACACAATTATAGCCGACCTTACTAAGTATGGTTGGACGGTGCATCCTATTGATATGGGTTCGCCTATGCAACATGAGCAGAAATACAAAGAGATTAACGAGTGCCTTGCTGGTGCTGCTTATCCTGCTGTTCGCTTTAATAGAGATAACAACGAGGCTTTGATAGTTGCTTTACAGACAGCCGAGGTTAGTATCGGTTATAAAGGATTTAGAAAAGACAAGTCAGGAGAGAAACTTAGCGAAGAAGCCGATGATGCGGTAAGACTGGAATATAGAACGGATGGCACAGATGCTTTCGACACATTACTCATTGGTGTTAAGCGTTTTTTATACCGTATGAGTGGAATGTGTTTTCCAAGTGGAACATAAACGTAAACTATATCCTTGTGTATTTCAAAAGTGTACACTTTCGAGACACCAAAGTGTACACTTACGTGATATAAAAGTGTACACTTTGGAGATATGAAAGTGTACACTTTAGCACAACAAAAGTGTACACTTTGGTATTACTGATAAACTTTAAGTAGTTCACCCTTGCTATAGCAAGTGGTTTATAGATAAAGGTTAAGTAGATTATGACTAAAGACTGGACAGGAAATAGAGCTTCTTTATTTAAGACGATTGGCGCAAGTAACCATTGTGCACATGAACGTCAACAGGATGATTATTACGCAACAGAACCGAAAGCTACAGAGTGGCTTTTGAAGTTAGAACGCTTTGAAGGTCCTATCCTTGAGCCTTCATGTGGAGAGGGGCATATATCGAAGATACTTATAGAAGGGGGTTATCAGGTTGTGAGTCGCGACTTAATAGACCGTGGTTATGGCTCTGTTGCTGATTTTCTTTCTAAGGATAACACAGAATGGAATGGCGACATCGTTACCAATCCTCCTTATAAATATGCTCAAGAGTTTGTAGAGAAAGCGTTGCAGATAATACCAGAGGGGCATAAGGTTGCAATGTTTCTTAAACTACAATTCTTGGAAGGTAAGCATCGTAGAACGTTATTTAGGGCTATGCCTCCTAAGCGTGTCTGGGTGAGTACGTCACGATTGAAGTGTGCGATGAATGGCGACTTTGATAGTGTTGGCGGTAGTGCTACTGCTTATGCTTGGTTTGTTTGGGAGAAAGGCTTCAGTGGCGACCCTATTATAAAGTGGTTCAATTAAGTTCTGTCCTACCTTTATTCTCCGTCTTTCCTACCTTTGTTATAACAAAACATCAAGGATATGCCGTACAAACAACCACAGCAATCGTTTCAGTCTTTGCGCAATTATACAGAGAAATTCTCTTGGATAGAAGAGCGAACTGGACTACGTACGACAGGTTATAACCCACCAAAGGGAGCGCAGGATGTACAGCGTGTTCCCTTCTTTGTACGTTTTGTTACTCAGAGTGGACGGCTTGAAGAGGGTAACGTGGTCTGTTTGAAGGTGAATAGACGTAGGCATCAACGAATGATTCAGTTTGTTGAAAGTCAAGAGATACGCATCCTCTGTGATTATCTTGTTATTGAAGTCGATGGTATAAGAATTTTAACGCATTAAGGATATGGCTACTAAGATTAAGAGTAAGGGAAACATAGTCCGAGTTGTCGGCTCGGAGAAACTGAAGGAGGAAATGAGTTACCTTGAGTCTCAAGGTTATGCTGTGCTTCGTCCTGGAGGTATTAAGAGTAATGATGCTTCTGATGAGACTTGGCACGACTTCTTTTCTAACCAGATGACCGCTGGTGTTGGAGGGGGAAAAGGTGGACGTAAATCCGTACCTACGCTCTTTGCCAGCAGCGGTTCAGAACAAGCGGTTTCTGAGAATGTGGGTACGAAAGGACTTGGTTGGATAGAATGGGGAGTAGGCAACAGATTGCCTAATGTCGTCTCTCTACTTTGTGGTATTCTTCCTTACACAGCGGCTGGTTTGAAATTCAATACAGACCTCTGTGCAGGTCTTGGTCCTGAGCCAATGTATCGCTACACACAGTATGTTGGTGGGAATATTACTACGAAAGAAATTCCATATTCAGAAGCAAGCAAACTTATCTCTGGCTTGATCATCGACCGACTTCGTGAGATTAAGAACTTAGAGAATAGTGATTCTTCTGTGTTTGGAACGACTGCTAAGAGCGATAACAAGGCTTTGATTGAACAGCTTAATAAGGAAATTGAATCCTTGAAAGCCGACCTTACTGTATGGGAAAGAACGGCTCCAGAGGTGGCAGAGTTTCAAGAGCGTAACAATCTTGCACAGACTTATCTTCAGCTTTCTGGTGATACTCAGATGTTGGGAATGTGTTTCCCAGAGTTACAACTCAACTCTCAAGAACTTGATGAGCGTGGAAAACCAGTAAAGACAACGCTTTGGAAACCTAAAGTTGTAGGCATTGGCTACCGTTCAGCACATACTTGCCGTTTGGAGCGTATGGACGACCATAATAAGATTAATTATGTTTATGTAAGTAATCGTTGGTTAGATCAGCCCGTAGCGTCAGTGCAAGAAGCATCTTCTAAGGTAGTTGCTTATCCTGCTTTGTCTATACAGACCCCACTGGCTGACTTGAAAGCTGCTGTGCGAACGGCACGAGATAAGAATGTCAGTGCCAAGAACCGCCCTACCCGATTCATATTCCCTTCAAGTTATCCGACTGTAGGTCGTCCTTACTATCCGTCTCCAGCATGGCATAGTGTCTTTGTTGGTGATGTGTATGAGTATATTGCGACTATCATCTCTGACCGTTTCAACCGTCGTAAAAACAGTAATGTTATTGGTCGTGTGATTTATATTCACAACGACTATATGCAGCAACTCTTCATTCAAGCACAGGCACAGAGTGATGCAGATAAACAGAATGAGATACGTGATAAGTTGTATAAGGACATCAATACGTGGCTTAGTAATCGAGACAATAGTGGTCAGTCTCTCCTTGCCTTCACCTTTATGGGTACTGATGGTAAAGAGCATAAGAGCTTTGAAATCGTAGAGGTTGAGAGCAGTAGTAAGTCGGTCGCTGATGCGAATGAAAAGGAAACAGCCGAGGTGGCAAGTATCATCTTTATGGCTATGGGACTTGATGCGAAACTGCTTGGCTCTACCCCACTCTCCCTTGTTGGTCAGAGTAGTGGTACTGACTTGCGTATTCGTTTTGGTGTAAAACAAGTTCAGATGGCACCGACACAAAAGATAATGCTAAAGAGCCTTGAGGTGGCAAGCCGTTTCAATGAATGGGATAAGCATCTCGTTTGGCGTATCAATCGTGAGGTGCTTACCACGCTTGATAGTAGTAAAACTGGTATTACCCAAAAAGAAGAGGAGGCATAAACTATGTTGATAACAACAACTAATGAACTTAGGCTTTATTCGCCTGCAAATGCTATAGATGCTATAGAAACTCTGACGGGCTTCATTGATAGTAGCGAGCACGATTTCCTTGAAGAAAAGTTAGGAAAGGATTTGTTTGTGCTGTTGCAGAAGTATTATCGTGGTATTGGTGAAGCGGGCATTATGACCCTGATTGAAAGTATTCAGCGTAACGAAACGCTTTTACCCTATTCACAGTTACTAATGTTGGCTCAGCGTTGTGTCTGCTTTGATGCCTTGGGTAGGGCTATTGATATGCAGGCTATCAGCGTGAATGGTTCAGGTGTGAACGTGGCAACCTCTGACGATTACGGTAAGGCAGATAAAGAGGCTATCAGTGCATACAAACAGACTTGTTATAAGGAATCTCATTCAGCCGTAAACCGTTTGCTCATTGTACTTGAAGAGTGGATGCGTGAAGTTGCATCTGTAACTGAAGACGGCAAAGACACAGACGAGTACCGAGAGAAAAAGGAAATTACTGATGCTTGGCAGAAAAGTCGATATTTCTTCCTTGTTGGTTCTTTGTTGATTCCTTCGGCACAGGTGCTGCAAGAGTATGTTAACATATATGACAATCGTGAGAAGTACATTACGCTTTTGCCTGATTTGCGTTATATTCAAGAGGATATTCTTGAACCAGTTGTAGGTGAAGAATTGTTGGATTTCCTTACAGACAATGCTCTTAAAGGTACAGAAGATAAGAAACTCGCAAGGCTTATTCATCGCTTACGTAAGGCAATGGTAAAACATCTTATTGCGAGAACAAACTTCTTGAAGATGTCTGCTCCCGACCTTGCTACCGTTCATAATGAAGCCGTCTTGATGGTGAATAATTGCGTCGATTATATACGTATGTATCAGTCAGACTTTATTAGCTTAGCCAAGGATGCTATGGAAGCCTCGCCTATCTATGATGCTTCAGCGAATAAGGTTCGTGAACCCTACGAACCGACATTTAAGAACAATGAGGATGGGAATGTAATGTTTGTTATACCAGCTTTGAGTTAAATATGTTTGAAGAAAAACGACACATTGACCTTCGTCTTCCTCGTTCTTGGAACGACTGTTCTACGGAGGATCTTCGTACTGTTGCACGTGTTTTGATGTCCTGTGCTTCAAAAGCAACACGCTACAAGCCTTTCTCCTTAAAGGAGGTAAAGATAGCTCTCTTCTTTGCCTTTACAGGTCTTGAGATTGTGGAGCCTATTAATCCTCGTGTTGACGTAGAACGGCAATATTATGTGGTACGCTTTCGTGATAAGTCTTTCAGTTGTTTGCATCGTGCGTGGCGTTGGTGTCGTAAACGGCTGACAGGTGAAGACTCATCTGTGTTCAACCTTTATCTTTGGCAAATATCCTCTTGGATTGAGCCTGAGAAAGACTTGAATAGTGGGCGCGTTCTTCGTGCAGGTCTGCTTGACTGGTTGGACTGTGAGGGGAATAATCACCTATTTGTATTCCCTTTCCAAGAGATAAAGCGTAGTCGTTCTTGGTGGCGACGTAAACGTGTCTTTCGTGGTCCTGAAACGTTAATGCAAGACTTTACTTGGCAGCGTTATCGTTTCGTTCAAGATTACATGGAGCATTATGTTACGCAACAAAACCTATTGCTTCAGATGCAGGAAAAGGGTGATCAAGTCAGTGATAGGGACTTGATGAAACAAGAAAAGGCTACTGACCTCGCTCGTGCTTGCTTCTTAGCAGTCTTGTATAAGGCTAAAATTCGTATAGTTGAAGATAAAACACAACGTATTCGTGTTGACTTTGAATATCAAAGTAATCAAGTTACGGATTATGCACCTTACTTTAGGAACTTTCCTGAAGAAGATTGGCAGGTTATTCGTTTTTGGTGGGAAGGTATGATGTTCTATTTGCAAACTGAATATCCTCGTTGTTTTAAGCGTCAAGCGGTGAAAGGGCAGCCAAAGCAAAACAATCCGCTTGAACTCTATACGCGTACAACGGCAACTATGCAAAAGTATCTTGGTTTAGATGAGACGGAGGTTAATAATCAGTTCTTCCAACTTGTATTGCAGCACATGGATAATATGGCTAAAGAGAATGATGAACTTGAAAGGATAAAGGGTAGTTAATGGTATTTATATCGTAGCTTTATGTTTATATATTGGTAGTGCTGCCTTCATTGTCCGTGATGGATAGTGAAGGCTTTTTTATTGCTTTTGTCCCATACTCTCTTGTTTAGTTTCCTATCTTTGCTATATAAATGATTTGATTATGGCAAATATTGATGCTAAGTTAGAACGATTTAAGAAGCTTTGTACAGATATTCTTTCTCAGAGTGGGAATTGTAAGGAGAGCCAAGCCGACATGGCAGCAGCTAATACAGTACCAGAGTTGGTTGCCGTGTGGCTTAAGTATTGGCATGGACTTATTACAGAAGTTCCACAGCAGACAATTGCAGCTCTCTCTGAGGTGTATGATGATTATAAAGACGAGATAAATGCTGCTGGTGTCTATTTTAACGAGAGCACTGATAAAGGAGAAATTCTTGTTGGTGATTGTCCTAACGTGTTAAAGTTTAGAGATAAGGCTAAGGTTTATGTACTTGGTAAAGCCGTAGTTTGTGTTTATGATCATGTCTATGTTTATGCGGATAATGAAGAAGCAAAGGTTTTATTGAATGATTACTCTCGTGGTAATATTCATAAAAGTACAGTTCATGCTTGCGATTGGTCTTCTGTTATCACAGACTCTAAAAAGGTGTTTTGTGCTGATGCTGCTACGGTTGATATTACTGGTGGGGTTGTTTATGATGATGGTCATCGTGAGATAAATGCTTATAAAGGCACTGTGGTTTACTCAGACTTAAAGAAAGGTATCACTTTGGATAATACATCTAAATTATTAAAGAAAAATAGTAAATGAAATCACACGTTACTATAAAGGCAAAAAGGAAATCGCTTGTTCTGCCTGACGATTTTACGCTTGATATTGATGATCAGAACCCTCTGTTTAACGAAACAGAAATGTTCTCCTACCCTGTCAACATACCTTTGATAGGTAATCGTTTCCTTGTAGGTAATGTTGATAGCGCAATAAGTGATATTCGTCCTGTTCAGTTGGAGCATACCCCTATGCGTATTCTTGTCGATGGTCTTCCTTTCCGTAGTGGTACTGCTGTCCTTGCCGATGATGACGAGGTTGAAGATGGTGTGTCTATGAATATAGCTTCTTCTTCGCAAAGTTTCGATAGCCTTATAGGGGATTTGTCTTGCCAAGATATACCCGTGAAGGATAAAATTCAGATCGGAGAGAAGATTGGTAATCTTGTTAGCGAAGTTACATATTCTTTTAGAGCGAAGATTGAACATAAAGGAAAGAAAGGAGGTAAAGAATATACTTCTGATAAAGATGGTGTCGCTAATGGAACTTTTGAACCACAGGCTTTAGGGTTCTCTTATCCTGGTGTGTGCGTTGTCTCTGGTAATAAAGAAAAGGCAGAAAGGAAGACAACTTTATCTTATCCTGATAAGAACTCTGTTACTGTCCCAAAGGTTAAAACGAGCTTTATAAATGTTTCAGAGGCTTATCCTACAAAGCCTTATTGTAATGCTCGTGTTTGTTATAAGCATTTAGGACTGAATGATGATGGAACAACAAGCGATAGCGTTATTGCGGCAAAAGATGCTACCAATACTAATGAGGATGCTTATCCTTATTGGGTCTTGGATGCTGATCGCCCGCAGTCAGGTATTTGTTTCTATGTGCTTTACTTTCTTGATTGTTTGTTTGAGCATTTAGGAGTGTCGTTTGATAAGAGTGCATTAACAGAAATAGGTGATTTCAATCGACTTTGTTTCTTTACTACTCATTGCAAGTATGATACTGTTCCTATTCATGGTGAAGGCGAGAAAACATATATCTGGAAAAAGAGTGTTATAAAAGATTCTAAGGATCGTATTATAGAGTCTACTGACACACTTTGTCTTGGTTCTTTATTGTTAAAAACGAATAGTATAGCGAAGATTGATGAGTTTTATTACTTTTCCGATTCTCAATCTGAGATGCCTATTATACCTTTGTCAGAAACAGAATTGAATGGTTGGAAAACTTCTCCTTCTGAAGCTACAGAGGAAAATCCTTATATCTGGAATGTAGAGATTTTTACATACGCAGATGGAACAAAAACTGTTGGTATCCCTCATTTTCTTTGTACTTATAGACAAATTCCTATAGCATCTGTTGAACATCAATATGCACCAAGTGACAATACTGTTACATCACCTGTAAATAAATGGGCAAATACTCCCCCGCAACACGAGGAAGCCAACCCCTTCTTCGCGAATATCGATGAGATTAATGAATGGTTGGATAGTCGTGGTTGTGGTGGTCGATTGAAATTTGAGGATGAAGGCTCTAAGGATGTTACCAGTTTTACGGTTCGTTTTGATGATGGAAGCGAACCTAAGACTTATAATGTCGGTGATGGTTCAATTCAGTCTATTACTATTGAGTCGGATGCTAAGACACATAATGTGTCTGGCAATGTTCTCGCTATGTATGCAAATAGTGAGAATTTCCCAAAGGAGAGTGTTAGTACTGTCATTAAGTCATTAGAGAATAGTTTTGGTATTAAGTTCTACTATGATTATGAGCAGAAGAAGGTAACGGCTTATTTGCTTCGTAAAGTCTTTCGTGATCAGGCGCAACCTATAAACCTTCCTTGTAAGGTTATTTCTATGCGTAAGGTTAATGAAAAAATAACTGGAGTTCGTATGTGTTATTCAGCAGAGAGTGATACAAAGGAACAACGACAGAATATCAAACAGAATAAGAAAGATTATAATACTGATTACGACTATATCGAGTATCCACGTTCAAGAACGGTGACTAATAAAGTCTATGGTCAGATTTTCAAGGCTTTATCTTCTTCTGATATGAACGTTTATGTTGATAAAACAACAGGTAACGCTTATCGTGTAAAGGTAGACAGTGAAGCTAAGGATGCTAACTCTTTACATCCTGCTTTATTTGAGGTTGGTGCTTTCAAAGGCGTTGAATTAGGCGATTGCTCTAAGATGAATGAAGACTATGTTCAGGAGTTTAGTAGTGAGTTTACTCCGATGGTTTTTAATGACGTAAACTATCAGAATGAAATCGCTCTTGCTTCTGGTTCAGCTACGGGTGTTGATGAAAAAGGGCGACGTGGTTCTGTTTCAAACATCAATGCAAAGCGTAGGCAGCCTATTTTATCGGCTTTTATAGATGAGGAAATGGAACACGAGTTTGTCTTACAGAAGATTCGTAATCTTTTGTCTACTTCTTGGGCTGATTTCTATCTGACAGAGGAACTCCGATTGCGTGAGAGTTACGACACTACTAAAACTGATGATGGCAACTCTCCCTTGCAATCGCACGACTGGGGACTTTCTATTGCTATTATGCGTGGTGGTGGTATTGACTCGACAATTGAAAAATATTCTTTCGATTATGATGGTTTTGGAAATAGTAAGTGGCGAACTGTGGCAGGCCAATATGCTCTAACTTCCGACTCTATTGATATGATGGGTAACGAGTTTGATTATAATGGTGTGCAGCCTGGCGTGGGAAATGAAGAGAGGTTTTCTCTGAAAATCCGAGCTTTCAAACAGCCGGACTGGTCGCCTGTGCCTCTGTGTAATCCTGATGTTATGAACGAGAATGGGACGGTTGAGACTAAGATACGTACACGCGGTTTGTTTGATACCTTTATGTCGGAGTTTGCTTATTTCCTTCTTAATCGAAAGAAATATCGTATCCGTTTGTTAGCTACTCCAGCAGCTATTGCTGATATACCGAACCATTGGCTTCAGCGTTATCGTATTAATGGGGTTACTGGTTATATAAATAAGGTGTCTTACTCTCTTTCAGCAAAAGAGGGTATAAAGGATATTGAAATAGAATTTTACGCATTATGATTATGAAGGGTGAGGTTGAATATTTTATTTACAGCTACTTGAACCGATTGTTTGGTCCTAAGTACTTGTTGGATGATAGAACTGATTTGACAAAAGACCTCGGGTTATCCAGTATGGATCTTTTGCAAATCGTGATGGACGTTGAAACTCGTTTTAACATCTTTATTGACCCGTCTCGATTCCAACAGGACCGTTCTATTGGAACTATTGTTAATGTTATTACAAACATAATTAGAGAACAACATGGCTTCTAATCTCGTCTTAAAATCTGGCTCACCGCACATTGGTTCGCCTATTACTTATAAGGTAACGGCTGCTTCACTCACGGGTATCATTTCTTTTCATAGGGTTGTCGTAAAGGTGAAGGCAGCTCTTAGCACTGATACTGATTGGACTATTACGCAGGTTTCTACTCCTGTTAATGAAGGCGAAATCGTTGAATTAGACATTTCTTCTGCTCTTCAGGCTGTTGCCGACCGCTATCAGTACGAACCTATCCCGCCTACGGCTTATCCGTTCGTAAAATATTCGCTTTCTGCCTATGATGAGTATATGCAAAATGGTGAGGTTCATCAGACGGAGGAAATAAGTAATGAAGGTGGTAATGCTCTCTTTGGTGCTAAGACCGACTTAGAAAGGCTCTTTAGTGATGGGAATAGTACCGCACAACATTTCTCTCGAAAACCTAAGTCTGAGTATGAAATTGTTTCCGTTGGAGAGTCTGTTGTTGTTCCTCAGTCTTTCTCTGCTCCTGTGTCGTTGGGTAATGTAACGACTGGCCCATCTTCTGCTGTCTTCCCTGTAACAACAGCTGGTATGCAAACGATAGGCGGACGTGATTTCTACGCTTTGAATAGTTCTTCGTCTGATCGTCTTGAGTTTCGCTTTGTGAATGGCTTGGGATGTCTTGAGAGCATATCTCTTCTTTCGCTTCGTTCGGTAGAGGTGAATATTACAAGTGAGACTTATATTCGTTCTGTGCAGGAGACGTTTGGTAACTTCTCACGAGGCTTAATTACGAAACAGAATGATTATGAAACGTGGAAACTATCAAGTGGACCTGTAAGTCCTGCAATGCAAGCGTGGTTTCTTCATGAGTTCCTTTTAACTTCGGCTGCTTGGATAAAGGTTGGAACTGTGTTTATCCCTTGTCACATCGTACCAGAAGAAACTGTGACGGGTGTCAATCGTGCAGATGGTTCTATGCGTGAGGTTCATTTCTCGGTACAGTTTGATATTAATGGCTCGCCTGAATTTAGTTGATTAGGGTAAGTGTTCTCTCCTACCCTATTTAGGCTTAATACGTAAAGTATATACTTTAGCATCATAAGGTATATACTTTATTGCGTTAAAGTATATACTTTACGTTTTGTGGGTATATTCACTCCTCTTTTTATTAGTCTTATTATGTCTGTCCCTAAATAATTCTGTCCCACACATTCCTTATGTCAATTTTATCTTTGCATAAAACAATGATAAAATATGACAGAAGCAAGCGCAAGTAATTATTGGATTAGTTCCACGGCTTTGAGTATAACGCTTAATGCTATGGGTGATGCTGACTATATTCAGGCAAATGTAGCCAGTGGTGCTATGATAATGTGCTATATGCGTAACATAGACGGATTGGGCTATGATGCAGGACATAACTATCGCCGTTGGAATTTGATAGCCAACCCAACTTATTTCAATTCTACGACCGAGAAATATGTCTATGCTGCTATCCCCCGCAAGCAGCAAGATAATGGCACAGCATTGATAGTATTCCCTTCTGAGCGTGTTGATATTTTTGGTAAGTCAGCGACCGAAGTTCAGCTTGGCTCTGAAGATTATTATTACTTCTTCCTCGGTGGTGTTATCAGTCCTTCGGTTGTTGGCGGTGTGTTGCAAAACAGAACGTGGACACAACGCGTTGATACTGGTAAATTGGCTTCTGACGAAGCTATCGCTGCTGGCGGTGATAATACTTGGTGGATCTATAATGCTGTTGATGATACGGTGACTTTTTTGAAGGCTATTGTTCGTGCCGCATTCGATAATATCGAGGCAAAGTATGCGACCGTAAAGAACCTTATTATCGGTGGAGAAACTTTGACGGGTGTCGCTAATGATGAAACGCCAAAGAACTCTCGTGTCGACGTGGTTACGCCTGACTATCTTTTTGGTAATTCTGATGCTCGATATGTTCGTAAGGATATTGATGATAGGGTTTCTTCTATACTTACTTTCCTTAATGGCGTTCATTTTGGAGAAGACTTTGAGAAAGATCTTCATGGTGCTGGCATTTATCGAGACGAACAAGGGAGTTGGCATATCGACACAGATTACATTCACGCACGAAAGAAGCTGACAGCAGAAGAGGTGGAGGTAATGAAAACATCTCACATTAAAGGTAAGGTAGTCAATTCGGCAGGTGGCTTTGTTATCTCACGAATAGAGAAGATTGCTGGTGCTTGGCGGTGTTACTTTGTTCAGCAGGATAGTGAAGGGCGTAGGGTGTATAACTCTATGCGTAAGAATGACCTCGCTCTGTGTGAGACATTCAACTTGGTAGATGCTGGCGGTCAGCTGTCTAATCACTACTGGCATAGGCGTGTCACCGATGTCGGTACGGATTATGTCGATATTGCCGACAATACGAAGGCGGAGGACTATGCGAGTGGGAGCGATGTTCCACAGGTGGGTGACGAGGTTGTGCAGTTGGGTAACCTCACTTTTGAAGACAGACAGAGTGCTATCATACAATCAGCAGCTGGCGAAGGTGCGCCTTACTTCAAAATTATAAAGGGTATCAATAGCTTTACTCTTCCTGATCCTATCTTCTTGTTCGATAAGCAGAAATTCGAGATAAGGGTTGAGAACCCTGCTAATCGTGGTAAGTATATCCGTCTGCAAGACTTCTTGGATACTATGCAAGGACGTATCAATGCTGTTCAGCAGCAATCAGATAAGCAGCTTGTGATTTGGTTTGGTGACGTGGTACCAACACTCACCACTGACCCTGCTAACGAGTGGACGGATGATGCTACGAAAGAGTTGCATGAGCATGATATATACTACAATCGCTCATACGTAGAGACTGGCGGAGGGCGTGCTTATTCTTTCGAGCGGAACCCTGATGACTCTTTCTCTTGGCATGAGATAACGGATGCTGATGTTCTTAAGTCGCTTGAAGCAGCAAAGCGTGCACAGGACACAGCTGATGGTAAGCGTAGGATGTTCGTACATGATCAGCCGGTTCCTCCGTATGATAAGGGCGACCAGTGGAGTAATGCGACCTATGGAGATAAGTATAACAATGATTTGCTCGTATGTGTTCGTCCAAAGGCAGCAGGCGAGCCTTTCGATATTGAAGATTGGACTTCTGCACAACACTACACCACGAAGCAGTTTCAGGCAGAGTTTAACGTGGGGGAAAAGAGAATCTCTGCCGTTATTCGTGACCTTTCTACAGGTCTTAAGCGTGTCGGATTCAATCTTGACGGCGAGAATAGCACCTTTGACATTGTAGCAGACACATTCAAGGTCACGACTACAACGGGCAAAGTTCCATTCTTTACCAGTGGGGAAAAGCTAAATGCTTACTTTATTGATGCAAAGTCAATAGTAGCTGAAGGCATCAAGGCTCAGACTATCGATGCAGAAGGAGCTACATTTCAGAATATCACCGTTACTGGTGAAAGTAAATTCGGGGGTGAGCTTGATGGAGCAAGCGGAACATTTAAGGTCCTTAGATGTCTTAACAGCAACAGAGAACCTACTGGTGGTATTTATTTTGAGGAAAGAGGAAGCCAAGCTATTATGGCAATGGAGGGCGATTTGGGTATGCGTAAGTACGTCGAGGGAAAATTTCGTAAACGCCTGCCACGCTTCTATGCTAAGGATGTTTGGTGTCAAGGACAGTTCGGGCATTATGCTAAGATTTGTGCTGTCGTTAAAGATGATATGATGTACGTTCATCATGGTGGGCATATTGAGACAAATGGAGTAAAAGTACAGTTGCCTACCGTAACTGTAAAAAGTGGTGGAAGTGATATTGTCTGCTATAAAATTCCATTATATGCACCGGGCTATCATGGAGCAGATGGAGATAACGGAGTTGTGAGGGACGTTGATAATCCTGCCTTACATCCGGGTCTTACTGATTTTGAAAGAGAGATTCCTTATGGTGCTCCTATTGACATGGTAATCTTTAACTGCGAACAACCTCACAGTTATGTATTCTTTGAAATGGGATATGGCAAAGAATGGGTAGTGTTTAATGGCAAAGACAATGTTGAAGTTTATATCTGTGATCATCGAGAGATTAGAAAACTTGATGGTGGTTGGGTGAGTCACTATTTATATGTTAATCCGTTATGGCTTACTCCATCTAAGAGCAAAGAAACTCCGGGAGCAGGTATTATTTACACAGGTACAGTTGATTTTGACTGGTAATTATTTATAAACAAAAGAGAAATGAAGAATTTTTTAGATTGTGTTTACAGGATTTTCGAGAAAGTCGCTGCTATCGGTAGCGACAAGTACTTACACCTCATTGAAGGTCTTATCGTAGCCTTCGTGCTTGGTAGGCTGTTTGCAAACGTTGAAGCGTGGGCTTTCCCTGCAATTACGGGTGTCTTGCTGCTGATGGTAGCGAAAGAGTGTGTTGATTATTACATCCGCAAGGAGCAGTTCGACTTAAAGGACGTAGCTGCTGGTCTGGTGGGTGCGGTTGTCGGAGTTTTAATGTGTCTGCTATGAACTATTTAGAGCAATTTAAGTACGTGATGTGTAGTGTCATCAGCGGCATGCTGAGCTTGTTCTTCCCGATACGGGATTTCATGTACGCAATGTTGATTGTGTTTGGTGTCAATTACATCTTCGGATTAGTTGCAGGACTGAAACATGGCGAGGACTGGAACTTGAAAAAGTCAATGGTATTTTTTTATCATTGTTGTTTA